GAAGTCTTTTAATAGCAGTCCAATCTTTGTCACAAAAAGTTTTTTGAACTACATTGCCATCACGATCATAATATTTGGTGCCATCTGTCATGACACCATCAATATCAAGAATTGCAAGTTTAATCATAGTTTAAAAGTTTCTTTGATTTCTTGAATCAGTTCAGCATTGTTTGATGCAACACCAAGACCAAAGGAATTGGTGAAATTAACTTTAGGAACTTCTAATTGAGAAAAGAAAAGTCCCGCACCATCTGGATTTGAAACAGTATCGTGGAAAAGAATTACTCCATCTTCCTTAACCAAGGGTGCCCAGGTGTAACAATCATTCTTGCAGTTATCATAATCGTGAAGACCGTCAATGTGCAGAAGATCGATTTCCTTGTCCCAAGTCTTTGCAACATCATCAAAATAACCTTTGATGATCTCAAGATTATCAAGACCAAGTTTTTCTTTGACTGACATCACAAAGTTATAGTCATCATCCTCACGAGGACCATGAACAGAGACATCAAAACAGTCAACACCATAAACAGGATTTTCTTGACATAGTGCCATCAGGAAAGATGAATAACCATAGTCAACACCAAGTTCAACGGTGACTTCTGGTTTGATACGATTAATCAACCATTCCACAAATCCTCTATGACTTGTAGGAGGATAGTTCCAACCAGAAGGAATATTGCCAAGAATGTTTTCAACATCACTATCAGCAAGATTCAAAACATATTCTTTGAAGTTGTCTTTTTTATCTTCAACCCAAGAAAAATTCTCAACCATTCATCTGCTCCTTGATCCAATTATAAGTTCTAGTGATTCCTTCTTGAAGTGTCATTGAATAATCCCATCCAAGTTTTTCGCGAATCAGATCATTATTTGAATTACGACCACGAACACCAAGTGGACCATCAATGTGCTTCTTGATGATTGTTTTTCCTTCAACATTTGCAGCAATGTCTGCCAGTTGATTGATAGTTACCATTTCTTCAGAACCAATATTTACTGGTCCCATAAAATCAGATTGAACAAGACGATAGGTTGCTTCTACACATTCATCAATATAAAGGAATGAACGTGTCTGCTCACCGTCGCCCCAGATTTCAATCTCACCACCATCAGCAACTTCTGCTACTTTGCGACAAATAGCCGCAGGAGACTTTTCACGTCCTCCCGTCCAAGTCCCCTCAGGTCCAAAGATGTTATGGTAACGGGCAACACGAACAGGAATATTATAATTCCTATTGTATGCAAAATAAAGTCTTTCCGAGAATAGTTTTTCCCATCCATATTCGCTATCAGGTCCAGCGGGATAAGCATCATTCTCCCTAAGTCCAGGATTTTCTGGATCCATCTGAATACTTTCAGGATAGATGCAAGCAGAGGAAGAATAGAAGATTGTGGTTTTGTTTTTTCCAGTTCTATCGTTCAGATTCTTAACTGTACGAAGAACATTAAGATTGATGCTTGCAGAATTATTCATCACATCTGCATCGTGATCTCCAGTAAAAATGTATCCAGCGCCGCCCATATCAGCAGCAAACTGATAGATCTCATCAAATGGTTCCCCATTACATTCTACTGCATTTTCTGCAACAGAAAAATCTGTAAGGTCACCTTGAATAAAACTGTGTGCTTCAGACACAGAATATTCTGGATACTTTACATCTACTCCACGCACCCAGTATCCTTCAGAACGGAGGTGCCTTACCATATGACTTCCAATAAAGCCACCAGCACCAAGCACAAGTGCTGTTTTTTTATAATCGCTCATAAAAATGTGAAATTCATATACTATGTATTATACAAAAAAAGGATGGTTTGTGCAACCATCCTTGATTCCGTTTAGGTATGCAGGCTCGCCACTTGCCCTTTGACTGGAGGCAAGAAACCAGGCGGAGAAAGAATTCCCCATCCGCACCACTTGCCTTTTAAAGGGATGGCAAGAAACCTTAGAACGACATTTTTTTGCTAAGTCTAGCAATAAGATCATCAACCTTTGCTTCTAGTTCAGCAATTTTACCGTCATCACTGCCGCCACCACATGGGGTATGTGCTTTTGCTTCTAATGCTTGTAATCTTGCTTCAACTTCAACATCATATTGCGACATTGCCGCACCGCTTGAGGATTTTGCTGCTGTTCCTTTTGTTGCCATGTTTAAGAATTAACTCTTCAGTTATTTAGTTTTAAGGGGTCTTTATGACTCCACCACCTAGTTTGTCTTAACTAGGAAAAGTTGGATTAGTTTTGGCACTTCTATAGCAGCATAGAAACCACATAAGAATAGAATGTCCCAAAACTTATATTTGATTGCAAAGGGAACGACAAAAATATTCCCAATACATTTTACAAACAATCCGACTGTCATATCTCCCCAAAGCAGAAAGAAGTATCCTGATAAGAGAAGAATATTGCCAATGTATCGGAATACATCAGATTTTGTCATAAGGGGGTTTCTCCCGACCAGGGTTTTTAGAGACTCTCCATGTCTTCATCATCCCTTACATAACAAGGAACTCTGTCTGGATCAAGCCATTTTGCATATTCAAAATCTTCCATCGCAGTAGAACACTGCATACCATTGTCAAACAAATAAATGTCATTCCAATGTTTGGTATAGAAGTTTCTTTTCTGCAAACGATAATCAGGTTTTCCGTTTATCTCAAGGATACCAACTTCAACGAAGCGATATCCTTCTCGTTCCAGAAGAACTTTTGTCATGCTACCTCAACAGATTCAAGATCGGCAAGAACATATTCCATCAGCATTTCATAATCATCCAGAGGATCACCAGAGAATACTACACCTTCGTTTTCATAGTAGCGGCGAACCTTTTTGTAAAGTTTCGGATTCTTTACATCAAGGTAAAAATCACCATTTGCTGCACCACGAAGGGTTTGAACGTCTTTCTTGAATTTTGCGGTAAGAGTCATTGTTTTGAATGTTGACCTTAGTATTATAAGGGTTTGACTTAGGGAAGTCAAGGTGGACAGATTTTATTCTGTCCTATGCTCCTTGCGTGGATCGAACACGCCTCAGGCGAATTATGAGTTCGCTGCATTCACCAGATTGCTAAAGGAGCAGGTGGAGGATTTACACAGCCTCAGGATTTCTCCATCACAGGCACGAAACCTCCAATAGGAATGTCGGGAATTGAACCCGATTCACTCCGTTATAAGCAGAGGGCCTTAACCATTAGGCGACATTCCCAGAATCAATGAAGCGATTAATCACTTCTAATCGCTTCATTAAGAACCTTCGTTATGGTCTGTGTATATGCGTATGAGTTCATCATCCGCTGGTATCATTACTGCTCTCTCGCCTGTTATTGTATTCTCTACACCTATTGTCTCACCATTTTCTACTCTGTCCAGAAGAGTGTCCCAATTCTCTTGCCAGTATTCCACTGAATAAAAATCCATAGTTGATAATATATATGCATCGGGGTGACAGGATTCGAACCTACGACTTCTGCTTCCCAAAAGCAGCGCTCTACCAAGCTGAGCTACACCCCGTTGTCTACCTAATAATTATACCACTATGGGTTTTGTTGGTCAATACCCAAGTCATTAAGATAATTTACCCACCACTGAGGATTCTTTTTCATTCTCCAATTGGGGACTTTCAATCCTCTTTCACTATACCACTCTTCCAGAGCTTCATCGATAATCTGTTTTACTTCCATATTCCTCTTCCTCTTCATCAACGTCTGCATATGGGTTTCCCACATATGGTCCGTGGGGTTGTTTGGAATCTTCTCTGACATATTCGTGTTCAGAATTTACTGCCGCGATCCATACTGATAATTTCATTACTATGTAGATGATACCAAGTGGCAAAAAACAAGCAATTAAAATTAAAGATTTCATTTGTCTTTAAGCAAATTTTCTATTCTTCTACGAATATCTTCAGATTTTTTTTGTTCTCTCTCACAATGTCTATAACCACGATGACCTTTCATAATCATTGTGCCTTGATAAAACATGGTGCCAGCAAACACCAAGAGTAAAACGATACCAATTAATTCAGGGTAATGTTTAACCATGGCATTACAGGAGGAATTACACCTATAAGTCTCAGAAGTCCCTCAGCAAATAAAGCAAGAACCACCCAACCGACGCACATACTAATGATAGAAGCATTACGGTTGTGGCGTCGTATTGCTGCATCGATCATCTCCTGAACATCTTCTCTTGATAGTCTTTCTGGGGGATCTATACCCTCACCCCAATTTTTAAAATTTACTTGTTCATTCATTTTGAGAACCGCTTTCCAGCATAATTCGTCTTACTTCCCATGTTACCCCACCTTCTTGACCTATGCATGGGTTTATGCAGGTTTCATCACCAAGATTATTGCAGACCAGTCCTGCAAGATCCAGTTCATTTCCTTTCTTACCAGTCCCAGACCAGTAGTGCTCTCCATTTAACCAAGTAGCACCACACTTGGGGCATTCCTTCCTATCCATGGATAGGTTGGACAGCTCTTTATTGTCCATCAGTGTACTCCTTGAGGAACTTTTTATATTCAGTTGTGTCTTTAATCAGTTGTTTTTTAAGATGCCAACCCATCCATTTCATTTGGATCTTTATACCAGCATAACGGACTTGTAAATCCAAATACTGAATGAGTCGTATAGTTGAATCATACCCAGCATATGCTACTAATGCAACAAATGTCAGCATTAGCAGATAATAGAGAG